AGATTCTAAATTCAGAATTCGCTTCAATCTGAACGCCAGACAATTCTGCATTCCGCTCCAGAACGCTCAATCGCTCGCCGACCCTGAAATATCCCATCACAGCTATTGCTGTACCGGCGATAAGCGCGAGTAGGTTCCTGAGAGGAATCGTGATTTCGCTGGCATCGTTCAGCCGGGCCACCATTAGAAAGCCATCAATCCGAAAAGGATCACGGCCACAATCAGAAGCCCCACATTCAACCTAGCCGCAGCTATGCTGCCCATGGCCATAGCCACCCCTCTCCTCAGATTCATGCGATGTCATCGCCCAATAGAATCTGCCCGGAACCGCAAACGGCGCACTCCTCGTCGCCCTCCACCCCAAGACCGCACTGCTCACAGACGGAGAATTCCTTGTTGAACTCCCATCCACACATCCAGCAGAACTCTTCATCATCGCTACTCTTCGACGCGCAGCGCGGGCAGTCCATAGCTACTTACCACTTCACCTTGTCGGCCCAATACGCTGCGGACATTTTGCCTTTCTTTATGTTCTTACCATGACGGGCCTTAAAGCTGGCGCGTTTCTTTTTCATACGATCAGACTCGTAGATCCCTCTTTGGCAACAACCACATGGGACTTCTTGGGGTGCTTGGGCGTCCGCTTTGGCTTGTTGTAACCGGATACGCCGATTCGTTTTAATATAGAATCTTTAGCCATTATTTATTCTCATCGTCTGCCGTTCGTTCGACCATCTCAGTATTCATGGGTTAATAATAATCTGCTTTACGGCCTGGAAAAAACTCTTCCATGGGCTCGTCGCTTTTAATCGAAATAAAACCACCCTGCCGAAATCGCAACAGTGCCTGGGTGGATGAGTCTACAAGATCATCGTGATCCCCGACAGGAAATGCGGCGAATTCTTCAATAACCGCTTCGGCCCATCTCTTCTTAGGCGCCCACACGAGCCCAGAAGAAAATAGGTCAGAAACCGCATTTACTCTGGCGATCTTATCTTTGCCCCGACTCGGAGTGTACTCCCCTACCGGGATCCCCATCCTTCTGAGTTCAAATATCAGCGGACTTCCCGCAGCTTTTGCTTCTACGATAAATGAATCCGGCTTGTATTCTTTCCACATCTCGTGGGCGCGAGCTTTCAGGTCCGGAAACTCCAGGCGTTCCTGTAGCGCGTCTAGCAAAATGATATTCGCTTCATCATTCTTATTGTTGAACACGCCCCAGGTCGTACACGCGCTATAGTCGGCAGTTTCCTTCGCAAGGAATGCTGTATCCCACGACTGGATCACGAAGTCGCATTGCGGTGGCTCCTTTTCGGTCCACTCCTTCCACCATTCACGCTTGATGATCGCGCCTTCTTCCGAAGACGGATCCTGCTGGTACTGGGCGCTCCATTTGGATATAGGCAGTTCCGCCTTCAGGGACTCAAGCTGCTCTATCGGCCAGAATCCGGGCCATAGAGATTTCCCGCTGGGCAGAATTGCAGGGAATTCGATGACCTCCCACTCGTCGGAGCCACCACGTTCGATGGATGCTTTGACAATACTGCCAGTCAAATCCTTTTTTGACCAGCGGGTCATCACTAGACAGATCGCACCTCCAGGCTGGAGCCTCTGCCGGGGACCGGACGTGTACCATTCATACGTGCGGTCATACACGGAAGGATCGTTGAGCGCGGCTTCCTGCTCCGAATGCGGATCGTCCACAATAAGAATATCGGCACCCTTACCCGTGACTGCACCGCCTACACCGATCGCGAAATATTCTCCGTGCTTATTTGTGTCCCAACGACCCGCAGCCTTGGAGTCTACACTTAGCGATACATCCGGAAATACTTTTTGATAACCATTGGATCCTACGAGGTTGCGAACCTTCCGCCCAAACCCCACTGCCAACTCTGCGGTATGGGCCGTCTGGATGACTTTTCTGTTGGGGTATCTTCCGAGATACCACGCAGGGAAGAAATGAGACGCGAATTCTGATTTCGTATGACGGGGGGGCATGTTTATGATCAGCCTTTTCAGGCTCCCATCTGCAATACGATTGAAGGCGTCAGCCATAACCTTGTGATGACTGCCCTCAATGAATGCGGGCCACATTTTTCTGATGAACAGCAGGAACTCATTCTGAGCGCCGATCCTGCTTCTGGCATCAGACAGTTCATCCAGAAGAGTTAAGATCTCTTTCTGCTTACCTGATGAAAGAGAATTCAATTGCTGCGTAATCGCGGCTACATCCACAGCCATCTACATTCTCCCGGGCGGAAATCCTAAGCAGATTTTTCCCTATTATCTATATAGATAATATAAGCTAGATAATCTAAGCTAGATAATCTAAGCTAGATAATCTAGCCTAGTAATCTCAAACAACAATCTAGTTAGATATATAACCTAGGTATTGGATTGCCAAACATCGTGGGGCGTAGCTCAACCGGCAGAGCGCCTGGCTGTTAACCAGGAGGTTGTAGGTTCGAACCCTACCGCCCCAGTAACCACAAAAGCCACGAAAGCGTGGAATAAGGGCAAAGAACGGGTGAGAAGAAGTGGTAAAGTACAAAAATTTACCACAGGATGTGCAAAACACTGTTTAATACTACGCTGGCGCCTGCGGCCCCAGGGGGTGCCCCCCGGTACTACCCCTATCCAGAATCGTCGATTCTACCCTATCCAGAATCGTCCAACGACTTAGCGAATCTCCTCCCCAAGGGGAGGAGGCTTCGCTCTGGACTTGTTTGTACGTGCTCCGTGAAAGCCCGAGAAAATCACGAGCCGAAAATCTTTCCGGCTCCGCCGAAAAGATATTCGTCTTGTCAAAGGCGTGATTTCCTCTCCTGCATGCAGGCCCCAACAGCCCCCACATGAGGAGCTTCGCACTTTATGCCCCCCGGCCTGCACTTTCACTAGTATGTCTCAAAAAAAAGATTCTTGAATGTATTTGTCTGGGTGCCCGGCGCTGTCATTTCCTAGCAAGCTAGAAATGAACACAAGTGTCGCCTGCTTGCGGCTGTATTACTAAGAGGCGATACGACCGCCTCTAAGTAAACTACGCCTCGCAGACTCTGCTTGTGTGCGCCACCCAGACAAAGCAGGGGTATCATCTTTTTTTGATTACGTTCTCCTCGCCTTCGAGAGGTAGCTGCCATGGCCCGCAACAACTCAGCAATCGTTAACCAGGTCGTCCTACAACTCATCCACGATGGCCTGGTCGTCTTCACGGAAGATGGCGAACGCCTGGAGGAAGACAGCCGTCGCAGCGTCGGAGCAGCCGCGACTGCGCTGTCTTGCATGATGGTCAAGGATCGCAAAGAGATGTTCTTCTACATGCTGGAGATAGCGGGTCGAACCATCAGTCCAACTCTCCAGGAGAAGGAGTACGACGAAATCACTTCCGATGACGCAAACTAAAATATCCGGGGGCGATCGGGCGCCAGCCTGGTCGTCCCCAGCAGTATCGTCGCATTCGGGAATCGCCTGGATCGGCAGCAGCACAGAAGACGCGCGCACGGACCCTCCTCAACCGGGTCTCCACTACCGCCGGTCGCATGATCGGGGCCGCCGCCATCAGCGCGCGCGAAGGTCGAAACAAGGCCGAGACGGCACGGGCGCAGGTCCTAATCGTCATGCGCGCCTGGTCGAATCTTCCCGAGCCGATGCGTAAAGACCCGGAGGTCCTCATGGAGTCGATCAGCGAAAGCTTCGTCACCATGAAGAGCGCAGGCAAGGACGGAGCCGAGGCCGAGTGGAAGCGCAAAAAGGCTGCGTTCGATGCCGATCCGGAGCAGCTTGATCCCGACAAGTACATGAGTGTCGGTGATGCGCGGAGGAATGGAGGCAAGGGCATCCGCAGCAGGCGGCGAGCATTCTCCCAGTTCGCAGAGCTGCTGCACACACAGCCCGAGCTGGCGATTGCGTCGGTCAGTCCCGAGTCCACACTGAACTGGACGAAGAAAGAGGACGTGTGGAAAGGTCCGACGCGCGACCGAGTCAGCAACTCCAGACTCAAAGTCGCCGTAGGCATAGACGAGTACGGCGGCATCCACATGCTGGGAGAGAAGTACAAGGAGGCGTATGTCGTAACCACAGACGCCGAAGGTGTCGAGCACACAAACGTCACCGTTGGCGCTAAGGGTGCAACCGAGGACATCCCGGTCACGATCAAGCAGGAATCGGTCGGGACTGTCTACGACACGGCGGTCGCTGGTGAAAAACTTGCCAGGCGAATGGCGCGCAACTGGCGCAAAACAATCACGGACCTCGAAGACGCCCAGACCCTCGAAGAGTTCGAGATCTCGACTGGCGCACCCGAGCCAGCCAACTAGGAGGTAGCGTACCTGGGGGCAGTCAAGCTGAGACTTGGCTGTCCCCAGCATCGCTATTAAAAGCAACAGCTTGATGACCCCTTCGGGGTTAGATCTAAAAGCGAACCGCTAAAGGGTCGAGCAAAGTATGACTAACCGCCGCCATACTTTACTACGAATTTTTTTCTAACTGCGAACAGCAAAAGGAACTCGCTGCGCTCGTACTTTTTCTGGGGGGGGCGCGACGCGGTACGGCTGTCCGAGCCTACCGGGGGGAAAAAATCCCACCTATCGTGTCCGGCAGCCCTCACCGGGGCGACGCGGTACGGCTGTCTGGGCGATGGATGAGGTACGGGTGTGTCGGCAGGGGTTAGGTCAAATCATGTGGGAAAAAATCCCCCTAGGGGTGCGAACTATCCTCTCACACACCCGCACTAACCCTGCTATCACGCCTCCGACGCATCCCCTCCGGGGAACAGTACTGCGAGCTTCTCGACAAGCTCCTTCTCCACATCCTCTGGCGTGCGATTCTCAAACGTGATGTGTGTTGACTCGTCAAACAATCCGCTCGTCTTGCCCAACAACTCAAGCGCACGCACACGGGTAGCTGCCGGGTTGCCGTCATTCTGCGCTTCATCCTGCAATCGTTGAACGATCCAGTCCTTGCTCAGTTTATCGTGAGCCTCTACCGCTGTTGCATCCTTCTTCTTAAGTGCTGCGATGTACGTCATCACCTTCTTGTTCTTCGCCAGGCGAGACGCAGCATTCCACACCACTTGTTCCTTCATCTTAGACGCATCATATGCCTTGCGATACGCCTCCGTGTAGCTGTCACCTTCAGCTACAAAAGCAGCGAACGCCGACTGTTTCGGGCTAACACCATTAGGATTAGTCATAGCGATAGCTTACCATTAGGCTTATGGCAGGTCAACGGTGGGAAAAAATCCCACCTCTTGCAGTACTAGATCCCCCTATTACTAGACCTTACGCAACATCTTGAAATAGGTTATATTTTATGGTAGGATTTGAATGGGGAGGACCGACAGCTTACTTGCTGCGGCGAAGGGCTGTGTCCAACAGGCACAGAGGTGGGAAAAAATCCCACCTAAATTTACGGACTGACCGGGAGGGGGCAGTATGGCTTACGGGATTAACGCGGCGGTAGCTGCGAGCGTCCCCCGATGTGCCGAGAAAGTGGACGCCGCCGTCTACTACATGGCTGTTAGATGTCAGTCATACGGCGAGGCTTACGAGTTGCTACTCAAGATTGAACACCTCTTGCCGATACAACTAGTCAAGCCATGGGAGCGGCGGGAACATAATCAGCAAAAGGTTATCGCTACCACGAGTCAATACACGCAGGGCGGTACCAACCCTGCGGACTACGGCCATCGGGGCACCGAGGCATCACGATCTGTCGACAAGTTCGACAGGGATGCCTACAAGCCTGAAGGTGGGAAAAAATCCCCCCCATTGCAGCGCAGCATACCTATAGAGCATGTGTGTTCGGTGTGCGGCCAGGATAAACGCATCACTATGGGCGTGCGATTCTCGCATGATAACTGCGGCGAGCTACGCGCAGATACATCCTCCATCAAAGCTAAGGCGGGGATGTCCAAGCAGAAGCACAAGAAGCCTCTGGAGTAAACCAGTAACCGGTGGGAAATTTTCCCACCAGGGAGAGTACGATGGGGATGGACAAGGTGGATGCAAGAAGCATCCTAGAGTCGATGGCGAGTATCCAGAGAAATGCGGGTTACACGATCTCTAAAATTCTAGACGAGGCACTCTACGGTGACCTCAGCGAGACCATTGCGCCCGTAGGACTGACCGGGCGGTGGCATCTCCATTTCTCACCCAGACTTGGCCATTCTGTTTGGGACTGCGAGGAGTCGCCGGTCCTGCTCTGCATCTACGACAGCAATAGGGATCGCGCAATGGATCAGTGCGTCTTCTGCGGCCTGCCGGATCAGAGGAAGTAATCCCATAACCGGGGGAAAATTTCCCCCCCAAATAGGAGGATAGTAGTATGGAGTGTTCCATTTGCAGTGGACCGATTGATGACCACAGGCACCCCAAAACAGGGGAAGTCTACTGGACGGAGGGGCACAACGCAGAGCCGGTAAACGATGGCCGGTGCTGCACCTCATGCAACGCAAGCGTGGTGATTCCCGCCAGGATAAACCGGATCAGTGCCAATGCACTGGAGGCAGGCCAATGAACGATGACATCACTATCATAGAAATCGTATTATGGGCACTGCGCCACCAACGTGATGAAGTGGGTGATTATCTGGACCTATCCGACGATGAACTTCAGAACCTTCTGGACCGGTGCTTGGTGGCACAGGGCCACGAGTCGATCCACCGTGACATCACTGATGGCTTCATGGCAAAACGTCTGGCCGAAGAGGAAAAGTGGAGAGTAGCACGGGAGAGGGCGATGGATGACGCCATGGCAAAACGTAGGGAGCTGCAAGCCCAGGTATCCGTGGAAATCCCAGCCTTGGGTGCGGTTTTAGTGGCAGAGAAGGCGGAGGGGCAACCCGAATGGTTTGCGAGGCCGAACCCACCGGAGGATGCTTCTGGACTGGAGGGCAAGCTCCCCAAAGCACTGTTGGAACCACCCGACAGAAGGGCGCTGCAAGCCCGGGTAGCAGAATAACTCCAACCCCATGCCACTGTGGGTAATTCTTCTCAGCGCAATCCTATTCGGATTGTTCGCCGCACTACTAATAGCCTTCAACCTATGATCAGCAGGCTTGTTTCATGTGGGAAAAAATCCCACCAAATAGGAGGAGTATCGTGCAGATTGAATTCACCTCTATTATCTCTCGTTCAGGAGAACAAGAGGGATTCTACGCCACCTTCGACAACGGGTGGGTCATGTCCGTTCAATGGGGGCCAGACCGAAGTGCTAGTTACAACACGGTGGAAGTCTCCGCATGGAATGAAGATTATATCTGGTGGGACTTCGCGGCAGGTAAACCGTTCCAGCCACTCTTGACCGCCGCCTACCCAGCCGGGGAGGGCTCATCCACACTTGGATGGGTCACATCCGACAAGTTGGGTGGGTACATGGATGACGTTGCGTCTATCACCACGGGCAATGCGGAACTGGAACTCATGACACGGGGACATGTGAACATGTCAGCGAGACCATGAGCAAAGAAATAAACAAACTGATGGATAAAATAAGAAAATACGCAAGCATCAGGGAGTGGGCGATGGCACCGCCCTTTCAATTGGACGCACGCGGACCAACGATAAAAGAATCCGACAGGTTGCTAAAAGAAATCGAAGGAGACATAGAGTCGCTTCTCGAAGGAAGGGATCACGCGGTGGAGGCACTCAGCTTAGAGCTGGTCCGTGCCCAAGAGAAAATCGGTAGGGGGCTCGGGCGTGAGGAAAATTGGGCTCGTATGTGGCAGAGACTTGGGAACAAAAAGTAAAAACCAGAGGGGAAATTTTCCCCTCGCAACGCAAGAGGTGAGCATGGCTGCAAAGAAAATAGCCGCACGGCAGAACAGAAAAGCCTACATGGACAACATCCTAGCGGTGATAGAAATGTTTTTTAAGGGTAGGGTGCTGGGCTTGCTATCGCAGGACCCGCGCCCACTCTGGGAAAAATTCCGCAAGGCCAGCAACGCTACAGACGAAGCCTATGTTGCCTTTGTGGTTGCAGATGAAACGGGAGCGTCCTGGGAGGTGTTAGACGCTCTATGGGACAACTACCAAGCTCTGGGAACAGTGATGTTCGACGCCCTAGACGAATACAATGAGGAGATGAGACGATGACGTTGATGGAAGAGAGGATACGGTCGCAGATACGGCAGCGAATTATGCGATCAAGGATAGGCTCGCTGAAACCAGCTCAAGTAAAAATTAAGTTAGATACTCGAAGTGACGGGCTGGAATCCTCAACAAGAATTCTTATTGAAGAGATAGGATGGGAGGCATACGAATGGCAACGAACATGATACCCCCGAATAGGGAGACGATGACGTTCGATGAATGGAAGAAAGGAAGGGATCACGCAGTGGATGCAG